CATCCTAGGACAGTTCAAATCACGACCAACGCAAGCAAACTGCCCAAGAAACGTCATTCGCATTACGCCCGCAAGGCCTCGGGCTCCACCACAGTCCCCGCGCCTATTGACCGGGGTGACCACCTGTTTAATGGAGAGCCCAGGTTGCGCCTTGTAGCGGAGCGAGCGTTTGTCCCACAGGTGCCATTCAAGCTTTATGAATCCGACAAGATCGAGTCGGTGCCCCATGCACCTGTGGATCAATTGGGACCGGTCTTATCCCAACAAGTACCGGTCGTCACTGGTAATGACTTTTTGTCCCTCTTGGCTGCGTTCAATAAGAGGTGCAATTTCCATAGTGACGATTGTGTTGCACCAGATATAGTCAAGTCATCCATTAATTTGGCTGACCGAGTCTTCCCGAAGGTGGAGCCTTTCTCTTGGACTATGGACCTTTATTTCGATTGGGTCCAAAAGTTCGATATTGACAAAAAGAATAGAATGGCTCGGGCATTACTGAACCTTCACGATGTGGACTTCCGCTCCCTTAACACCAAGAGCCTCATGGTTAAAGGAGAAGTACTCTTAAAACGGAATGACCCATCATGGGCTCCGCGTATTATTTATGTCGGCACAGACGAATACAACGTTCTCACTGGTCCAGTGATGCACGCATTCAACAAGCGACTGAAGTACGCGTTAGACTCGTTTACAGACCCGAGAGTTAGGGTTATGTTCGCTTATGCCGAGACTGACACCAGCATAGCCGATTTTATGGCAGGTCAAGACACATATGCTGAAGGTGACTTTAAGGCTAACGACAAGAGTCAACTCGGGGACGTACATGTAATCTTTGGACACTGGCTTTTGCGTTGTGGAGTACCCCGATGGTTCCACAGATTTTATATCATGAATTCAAAGCATTTCCGCGTAGTATCGTATGACTACGGTATAAGTGCCGATATCGAAAACCAGCTTGCTACCGGCGGCACTGATACCACTGCACGGAACACTGTCTGGAACTTATGTCTTTGGTATTCATTTTGTGAGGTTAACAATATTTATGGAACTAAGGTAAGTGTGCTTGGTGATGACATTGCCGTTGGCAAGAAAGGCGTAGCAATTCCAGTTGATGCATGGGCAAAGCACTGTCTAAAGGCAGGCATGCATTTAACAGCTAGTATAAGGCATTTCCTGTTGGATCTGACCTTTCTGTCACGTTTTTTCTACGTTAGGGGCGGCGAATACTTCATGGTACCGTTAATAGGCAAAGCTTTATGCAGGTTTAATGCTCGCGCCAACCGACGCGAGGACCTGTCCGACCAGGAGTATATTGCGGGGAAATCCCTATCCTATGCTTACGAATTTCGTCACATCGATTACCTTCGAAACGCTTTCATGGCTCGTTTCCGCTCTACCGGGGTTGAAGCGCATCAGCTCAAGTTTGCGGACCTTACCTGGTTTTCCAGGTCCGCCGGGGACGATCCCTCGGCGATGTCCCGGCTTGTTCTGGATGAATCACTCTTCATCTCGGATGACGACTTCCGCGAGCTTCTAATGTTAAAGTATGACATCGGACTCTACGACATGGACTATCTGCGTGATCAACTTATACTTGACAACACACCATCCGTCTTTTCCGACGAGAGATATTACCAATTTGCGCACGAAATTGAGTAATTGCCG